ATATCTGGCAAGCACGTCAAGTGAGCCAGACTGGTGGGGTAGGTATGGATGGGATCAGTGCCAGCCCTTATCGGATGGGTTATCAGCTGATTAACCGAGTGCGTGGTCTCATCCAGCCTTATTCAGCACCAGCATCATTGGTAGGCTGATGGCAGCGATAACAACACTGCGGACAACACTGGCAACCGCTTTAACAAACAATGGCGTATGGTCAACTTTCGCATTCCCACCTGCAACTTTGTTGGCTAACAGCGTAGTAGTAACTCCTAGTGATCCCTACATTGAGCCAAACAATAATAGCCAAACAGGTATAGCACCCCTGGCTAATTTTAAGATTTTGATAACCACACCTGCATTTGACAATCAAGGCAACCTAAAAGGTATAGAAGATTTTATTGTGGCAGTAGTAACTAAACTAGCGGCATCTACCCTGGTTTACAATATATCAAGTGTCTCCGCTCCAGCTATAACTAACGCAGCTAGTGGAGATTTATTAACGTCAGAAATAACAGTATCAATCCTAACGAGCTGGAGTTAAAATGAGCACACACGAAGAAGACTTAGCCTTTCTGAAGAAGACTGGCCAAATTGCAAGCGCACCAAAACCAACTGCACAAACTAAGAAAGACGAGGAATAAGTATGGCAATTTATCTAAATAATAACGTAGGTGTTAAGTTGGCTACCAATGCTGCGCCTACAACACCATCCATCGACATTAGCTCATACGTAACTAATGCCGTAATTAATCAGATCGTGGATGAGTTAGAAGTAACCGCTATGGGTGACACAGCACACAAGTTTGTTGCTGGTCTACAATCAGGCACATTCACTATTGACTTTATCAATGACTGGGCAGCATCTCAGGTCAACGAGACACTGAGCGCAGCCTTTGGCAAGACTTTATCAGTATCAGTAATCACTGTTAAAGGCACTGCCGTATCAGCTACAAACCCTACTTACCAATTCTCTGTACTTGTAAATAACTTGACCCCAATCGGTCAGGGTGGCGTAGCCGAGGTTGCTACCTCATCTATCACATTTACAGTAAACTCCGCAATCACAGTGTCATCATCGGTGGCATTCTAACTAAGGAGTAGTAATGGCAAAGCTAAAGATAACAAGGGCTAATGGTGAAGTATCAGAGCACAAGATAACACCAGGTGTCGAGTACGCTTTCGAATTGAAGTATGGATCAGGTATTAGCAAAGTCTTGCGTGAGCACGAAAGGCAAACCGAGATATTTTGGTTGGCTTATGAATGCTTACGCAGGGCTGGTGCTCAGATACCTTTGTGGGGAATTGAGTTTATTGACAGCCTAGAAACTGTCGAGGTACTAGACGACGAAAAAAAATAATCCAGCGGGATTCAATCCTTTACAGCATCGCACAGTTGAGCGTAGAGACTGGGATACCGCCTAGAGAATTTATTGATATGGATAGCGAAATGTATAGCGCAATTATACAGGTGCTAACCGATAGAGCTAAGGAGATTCGAAATGCCAGCAGAAGTCGTAGGCGTTAAGGATGTCCTTTCAGGCCTAAAGTTTATTGATAAAGATTTACAAGATCGCATTAAAATTGCTATTGATCCTTTGATGCGTAGCGTTGCAATTAAGGCTAGAGGATTTGTGCCTAGTAACTCTGAGGTGCTATCTGGCTGGACTAAAGAGCCTAATCCAAACATTAACTACCGCCCATTCCCTAAATATGATGCTGGCACAGTTAAAGCTGGTATTGGATATAACGCTGGCGATAATCGCACATTCAAAAATGGATTCAAAGTTAGCAACTATGTTTACAACGTAAGCGCACCAGGTCGCATATATGAAACTGCTGGCCGCAAAAATCCACAAGGCCGTGCACCATTCCAACAGATAGACCCAAGTTTGCCTGGCACAACCTTTGGCAAAGTGCAAGGATTTGAAGGCAAAGTCAGAGCACGTGAGTACACTTACAATAAATCTACTAGAGAGTACGCATCTAATAACCCATTTGCAGGGTACCAATTTGTTACTGCATTACCAGGATTAACCTCACAGCCAAAGATTAAAGGCGTACGTGGTGGTGGGCGTAAGAGCAAAGGCCGTTTAATCTATAAGGCCTGGGCGCAAGATAGTGGCAAGATTTATCAATCAATACTAGGAGCAATCAACGCCACAGCTATTAAATTTAACAAGTCAACAGATATCAAGAAGGCAGCATAATGGCCAACGTAGTAGTCTCGGCAATAGCCACTTGGAATGGTAAAGCACTTAATAAAGGCAAGAAGGAAATATCAGCCTTTGATAAGCAAGTAAATAAGCTAGGCAAAACCTTTGCTGGCGTCTTTGGTGCTCAACAACTATTCCAATTCAGCAAGCGAGCAGTACAAGCCTTTGCAGCCGATGAGAAGGCAGCCAAAGCCCTAGAAGTGCAATTACGTAATACTGGTTTTGCATTTAGCGCACCAGCCGTTGAGGATTACATAGCCAATTTACAGAGAGTTACTGGCGTATTAGATGACCAACTGCGCCCAGCATTCCAGCAATTACTCACAGCTACAGGATCAATTACTAAGAGCCAAGAAGCGTTAAACACTGCATTAAATGTAAGTGCTGCTACTGGTCGATCTTTAACAGAGGTGAGCGCAGCATTAACACGTGGATTTTCAGGCAACACAACAGGATTAACTAGGCTAGGTGCAGGCCTTAGCAAAGCCACCTTAAAAACTGGCGATATGGATAAAATTTTAGGTGAGTTAAACAGAAAATTTGCTGGCCAAGCACAGGCTAGATTAACTACCTATGCAGGTAAAATGGATTTATTAAGGGTTGCTACAGAAGATGCTAAAGAAGAAATCGGTAAAGGTTTATTAGATGCCATAAGTTTATTAGGCAAAGATAGAAGCATAGAAGATGCTGCGGATCAAATGGATACCTTTGCTAAGTCTATTAGTGATGCAATTTATGGTGTAGGTTTGTTAATAAGCAAATTAGATGGTCTAGCATCAAAGGTAACTTCTGGCGGTCTAGGTGATTTACTAATACGTTTACAGCCAGGTGGATTAGCCTTGCAAAGAGCCGTAAGTCTTGCAGGTAATGCTAGAAGCGCTAACGCACCAGACAACAAACAAGGCCGTGCATCGGCTCGTATCTTTGGCCAACAACTACGTTTAGAAAATAAATTAGCAGAGCAGAAAAAAAGAGAATTAGGCCTATTAGATGCCAAGAATAAAAAGCAAACCGAGGTAGATAAACTAGCCCAACAATTTGACGTTGAGCGCATAGGTTTAATGAAGGCACTGGGCGAAGCCACAGATGAAGAAACTAAACTACGTATCCAGTCTAAAATAGCCATTTTAGACAATAATGAGGCTTTGGCTAAGAAATTAAATGCTGACCTATTGGCTAAACAAGCCGCTGATTTATTAGCCGAATCTGCACGAAAAGCAGCCGCTATGTTAGATGCTATGCCTAATAAATTTGATGCTATGTTTACTAACCTAACTGCTTTATTTGTTAAAGGTGGATCAGACCTGGCTTCTGCTATGTCTTTGGCTGCTTCTTCTGTAAGGTTGTCAGCTGAGGCTGCCGATTTTGCTGCTGGTACTGGCCGATACGCTTACCCTCTAAATCCGATATATGGGCCAAGTACAACGCCAACAAGCCAGGGCAACACATACATTGATTACACTTTGAATACAGGTGCAGTATTAAGCACTGAACAAGGTTTGCAAAAACTGGTACAAGATACTGTTGCTCAAACTCTAAAGGGCGGTGGTGGTTTAACACCTGCTGGATCGATCATAGTGTTTCAATGACAGTCCCAGTAGTTAATGCTTACATAAATTTTAGCACTGGCCCAGCCTTTGCGCAGGCGATGATATTAGATACTGGCATATTAGACGTAAACGTATTGGCCGATTCAGCCGCTATTATTGTCGATGTATCAGATCAAATTAACTTTATACAAACTACAAGAGGCCGTAACCCTTTATTCGATCAATTTCAGACAGGGCAATTAACACTACGTATAGTAGATCAAAATGGCGATTTTAACCCGACCAACCCATCTAGTCCTTATTATACATATTTAACACCTATGAAAAAGGTGCAGATTACTGCTACTTATGGCGCAACTACTTATCCTATATTTTCTGGCTTTATCACAAGCTATGTTAATACCCAGCCTAAAGATGCTACAGAAGTGGCTTACACAACCATACAAGCTGTAGATGCGTTTAGACTGGCTCAAAATGCGCAGATTACTACTGTGGCAGGTGCTAGTGCTGGCGATTTATCTGGCACACGTATAAATCAGATATTGGATCAAATCGATTGGCCACCCACTATGCGTGATATTGATGCAGGTTTGACTACTTTACAAAATGATCCAGGCACATTACGCACATCATTAGGGGCTATGCAGGTGTGTGCTAGCTCAGAGTATGGGGCTTTGTATGTTGATGCTAATGGAGAGTTTGTATTTCAAGATAGAGCTGTAACTGCTGGCTCAATAGGTGGCACAGTAACTACCTTTAATGATAATGGCACAGGTATTGCCTATGCTAATGCCAACTGGAAACTAGATGACACCCTAGTTTTCAACTCATCTACTGTGACTAGGGCTGGCGGATCGCCACAGACCGCTATTAATCAGGCCTCAATAGATAAATACTTTATTCATAGTTATCAGATACAAGACCTGCTAATGCAGACCGATGCCGTGGCCTTAGATTACGCCCAGGCTTACACAGCTAGTCGAGCCGAGACCAGCGTGCGATGCGATTCCATAGAGTTAGACCTATACACGCCTAACTACAACGCAGGCATTATTGCAGCCCTAGATCTAGATTTCTTTGATCCAATCAGAGTAGTCACTACCCAGCCAGGTGGCTCTACCCTGGACAAGACTTTGCAGATATTTGGCGTGCAAAACATTATCACCCCAAACAGTTTTAGGGTCATCTTTACTACGCTGGAGCCAGTAATCGACGCCCTAATTTTAGATAACAATATCTATGGCACTTTAGACTATAATGTGCTTAGTTACTAAGGAGAAACAATGGCAGCAGGATTAGGATTTAAGGACTTTACAACAGGCGAGGTATTAACCGCAGCCGATGTTGATGGCTACTTAATGCAGGGTGTCTGGGTGTTTGCCAGTGCTGCTGCTAGAGATGCAGCTGTAACATCACCGCAAGAAGGTAACTTTGCATATCTTAAAGATACAAACGTAACTACATATTACACAGGTAGTGCTTGGGCAAACCTAGATACAACAGGTATGACTAACCCAATGACAACCACTGGCGATATTATTTATTCTTCAAGCGGATCAACACCTGCAAAACTTGGTATTGGTAGCACTGGAAATGTGCTTACTGTATCTGCTGGTGGTGTGCCAGCCTGGGCTGCACCTGCTAGTGGTTCAACTTTTAGTGGTTGCTCTTTGTATATGTCAGCCAACTTGACAGTTGCAAACATAACTTTGACAACAGTAAATTTTGATTCTGAGGATTTTGATGTTGATGGATACCATAGCACTTCGTCGAATACATCTCGTATCACCATCCCATCTGGTAAAACTGGTTATTTTTCTATTAGCACAAGTGCCGTTTGGGATGCTGGCAATAATTATTATCTTGAATCTTGGTTATACAAAAATGGATCTTTATTCTCAATGGTAGGTGGAGATGATGCTGGTATTTACAAAAATGTTCTGGCAAATACCAAAATTGTTTATGCAGTTCCGACAGATTATTTTGAGTTAAAAGTTAAACAACAAAATGGTGGAGATCGGGATTTGCTTGGTGGAACCGATGACACATTTTTTTCAATTACATATCTAGGAGCATAAAATGGATTTATATTCAAAAATAAAAAACGCTTACCCTGAATTAGATGATAAAGAATTTTGGTTTGGGGACATCGCCTTGCAAGATGATTCAGATGGTGTTGGTGCTTATATTTCCAAATGGGAATACAGCAAGCCAATTCCAGAGGGCTTAACACTAGGCAAACCCTCAGCATAATATTGAGGAATTGTGTGGATGAAACCTAAACTATGCGCTGCTGGAGTTCAGTTAAGAGATCAAATTGATACGTGGTTTCCGGATAGGAGTACTAAAAGTCCAGAAGGATGGCTGGGCGATAGCCGTCACTCCGCCAGAAAATCGGATCATAATCCAGACGCAAACGGGTGGGTACGAGCAGTTGATATTAATTCTAGGCTGGAGTCATCCGATAGCCTCGCACCTTATTTGGCTGACCAGATCAGAATTGCAGCCAGAAAAGATAAACGTATATCATACGTCATCTACAACGGGCGAATATGCTCAAAGATACTAAATTGGAAGTGGCGTAAATATTCTGGGGTGAATCCCCATAAGCGACATTTACACATCAGTTTCACAAAGCTAGGCGATACCGACGGAAGCCCGTTTGATATCCCATTAATCGGAGGAAAAATATGAAAATCAGCAAAAAACAAAAAGCGATACTAAAGTCATACGCACGTGGCGTATTGGTATCATTCTTAACATTCTTAGCAAGTAATGAATTAGGTTTAGACCCAGCGGTGTCTGTAGTAGTTGCAGCATTAGCAGGGCCAGCAGCTAGGGCTTTAGACAAATCCGACAATGCTTATGGCATCGGTTCTAGTGAGAAGTGAGTCCTGCAGAATGGGCTGGCTTTGCCGCAGGCATCGCCGCCGTATTGGTCGCTTTCTTTGGGGGTCTTCGCTATCTTATTAAAGGCTGGCTTTGGACATTAACACCTAACGCTGGATCATCACTTGCAGATCGTTTAGCAAGAATTGAAACACGCCAGGAAGAAATAATGCGCATTCTCCTAGACAGGAAGTAACCTTTACTTATGGCAACTAAACGCAAAGCAAAGAAGAAGCCTATGCGTAGGCGCAGGACTACTAAAGAGCCTGTACTTACAAAGTTAGATTTCTGGGCTATAGCAGCTAATGAGGTTTATATGGCTTGCCGTAAGTCTGGAATGGATGAGGGCACAGCTCTAGCCTTTGCGATGGATAGGTCAAGTTATCCAGATTGGATCGTAGATACAAAAGATCCTATTAAGAATCCACTTGACGATTTTGATGAGGATGAAGATTAAGCGTTGGCTAGTAGTCTCAGACTTGCAAGTCCCATACCAACTGGACTCTGCAATTATCAATATGAAGAAGATGGTGAAGCGTGAAAAGTTTGATGCTGTATTGGTGGTCGGCGATGAAATGGATTTCCAGACAATTAGCCGTTTCAGCGATGGGACACCTTTGGCTTATGAGCAGACCATTCACGATGATCGTGAGCTATGCAAAGAAATCCTGTGGGACTTGGGAGAGTACAGCCGTGAAATGCATATTGTCAGGTCTAATCATAGCGATCGCTTATATAACACTTTACTAAAAGTCCCTGGCTTAATCAGCTTGCCAGAGCTGCAATACCCTAAATTTATGGGTTATGCCGAGATGGGTATGACCTATCATAAGACAGCCTATGAGTTCCATCCTGGCTGGGTCTTGGCTCACGGAGATGAAGGCAGTATGAGTCAGCACGCTGGAATTACAGCCCTTAACTTAGCCAAAAAATGGGGTAAAAATTGTGTTGTGGGGCATAGCCACAGAATGGGCGCCAGCACCTTTACAGAAGCCATAGGAAGCCATTACAGGCCTATTACAGGCATAGAGAGTGGGAATCTATGCAATATGAAAAAAATGTCTTATATCCGCTATAACAGCGCAAATTGGCAGAATGGCTTTGCTATACTGGAAGCGTCTAAAAAGGGGTTAACACCTACGTTAGTCCCAGTCGACCCGAAGGATGGCTCATTTACAGCTTTAGGCAGACACTATGGGGCTTAATACAGAGTACGTCGAACGCACTATCGATGACCATATCGATGACTTCGATGATATTAACGTTATCTAATCGTTATACAAAAAACGCCCTAAATCATCCACAAAGTCACCCACAGGTGCAACACTATGCCTGTGCCACAAAGTATGTGCGCATAGATTGGGCTACAAATGACAATGGAAATGGCAGTTTATTTATTTATAGGGCTGAGTATGGCGTATTGGCTGGTGCTAATGCGTATTGATGATATGAAGCAAACGCACTACTGGCGTGGCCGTAAAGATGGCTGGGATATGCACCGACGTATGATCCAAAACAAGGTTAAAACCGATGAGGTATTTGACTATGACAAAAACTGAGAAGCTACTAGCTGATGTTGTCGATATGGTGCATACAAGGGGAGCGGTCTATGGTCACCCTTACACAAACCACAAAAGGATCAGTGACCTCTGGTCGGCATATCTCGACCATCCAATTACGCCTAGTCAAGTCGCATTATGTATGGCGCTCGTCAAGGTTTCTCGGCTTACTGAGTCTCCAAATCACAGCGACTCGGTCATCGATGCACTTGCTTACATTTCGATATACCAGACAGTCCTTGAAGCAGAAGCCGACGTCAATTTTACCTGGGGGGATGACTAATGGCATTTGATCTAAGTCAATATGAAACAGTTGAAGAACGTTTAGAGAAGTGGTGGAAAGAGAATGAAGACGGATCTATCCAAACAGAACTGGTTAATAGGCCGAATGGTAATCCAGATGAGTTTGTGTTTGTGGCTCGCTTATACCGAACTACAGCTGATGCGGTTCCAGTTGCGACTGGTTGGGCGTCGGAGATCCGTACTGGTAGCAGCTTTAATAAGTTTGCTTGCGAACTCGCAGAAAGTTCTGCAATCGGGCGTGCTTTGGCTAACTACATCTATTCGAAAAAAGGCGCAAGGCCTAGCCGAACTGAGATGGAAAGAGTCACAAATTATTCACCACCAGGAACAAGAGCTAGGGCTGTAGAAAATGCACTGCGCCAGTCTTTTGCAGAAGATAAAAAAGAGCCAACGGTTTGGTCAGTTGGTGATGCAGTAGAAGCTATACCGCTGCCACCTAAACAACAAGAATGTAAACACGGAGCAATGATACTTAAAGAGGGCACAGCTAAAACTGGTAAGCCTTATTATGGTTATGTATGCAGCGCACCGAAAGATCAACAATGTGATGCCCGCTGGCACAAACTCACAGCTGCGGGATCGTGGTATTGGGATGGGGGTGAATAAATGGGATATGTAGAAATTATTGATGGCTCAGGTTATCAAGCACGCCTCGAAAACGACAAGATAACCATAGAGCCAACGGATGACAAATGTATGGCCTGTAATGATGACAGGTTATTACACGATGGTCAGTATTTGGTTTGTACCCAATGCCACTGTAGGCAATAAGGATATTACCACAATGTACCCACAGTTCAAATGTAATGGCTGTCAACGCAACACGGAGTTTCTGTGGCTTGAGCAATTAGATACGCCAGAGGGCTTTAAGGCTTATCAATGTATGGATTGTGGCTGCGTTGGAATTAAGAATGTAGTCGAGGCTTTGCATATACCAGATTCAGATATATCAAGATGTGATAAGTGTGGTAGTTGGAAGTTTGCAGCCGTGGTCTGCCACACTTGTCAGTTGATTGGAGCCAAGTAATGCCTACCTATGAATACAGCTGTAATGAATGCGGCACCTATGGGTCAGTGCATAGATCATATGACGATGACAGCACGCCTATGAGCTGCCCTAAATGTAATTTACAAATGTCAAGAATCTATAGCGCACCTGGGCTGATATTCAAAGGTGGTGGATGGGGGAGGAATGCCTGAAGCAACGCCTGAAGATTGGGCACGTCAAAACAAAATGCGCCAAGAATGGTTGGATGCACACCCAGATGCTGAGTACGAAGGTTGGATGTCTATTTAGGTACTGTGACACATCTCACATCTCATATATTGAGACGATTTAATCATTTACGCATAGAGAGGGTTGACATAGAATGCTAGGCTCTAGTGAAGCAGTGGCTCACAAAGCCACAAGGCGAGCCCGACAGGGAAAGCTCGCAAGGTGCTGGCTAGTTGGGATCGCTATATGTTTAGCCAACATTTTAGGCTTTGAAAAAGCACATTCCGTTTCGAAAGATAGAACTAATCATTATCGTCAATGGGCTTTCATACAACTAAACAATATAAATGAGTTTCACTGCTTAGATGAGTTGTATTATCACGAATCACGTTGGAATCCGTTAGCACGTAATGGTAGTCATTATGGTATCCCACAAGGTAGATCTAAGTGGCTTGGTACTGTTGATGGATATAAACAAGTGATGTGGGGTATCAAGTATAATCACAATAGATATGGATCTATGTGTAAAGCATTAGATCACTTCAAGCGTAAGGGCTGGCATTAATGAGTAAGCGTGAGATAGGTAGTGGTAAATGGAAGAAGCTACGCATCACCATACTTGACAGAGATGGGTGGCAGTGCGCTATCTGTCACAGACCAGCACACACTGTGGATCATATAATCCCTAGGGTTAAAGGGGGGCCAATGTGGACTGAGTCCAATTTACAATCGCTCTGCAAATCGTGTAACAGCTCTAAAGGTGGTCGTTTTTTTAGCCCGAAGGCGAC